AGCCCCATTGTTAAGTTGTGAAATAGTAAGTCTTGCAGCTGTTCCTGTTGCTGTTATTGCTGCATCAACTGCTGTCTTTATTGCTGCTGCAGTTGCAGTAGTTGCTATCTGAACATCACTATCTCCTGCTGCCATTATGCCACTGTTCCTGCTGGGTTTATAATTCCTTTTGCAATTAAATCTCTTATTAGAGTTGCAAGAACGTCATTAGTTACTCCTAGAGTAACTGTATCTGCATCAAAAGTATAATCTTCTGCAAAATTAGTAATCTCGAACTTAGTTTGAGGTAAGTTCTTTAAATTATCCACCATTATTTCTTTCCTTTAAGTTTAGCTTCTTCTACTGGTTCTTTGACACTCTCTAACTCAGGATTTCTTTTTAATAGTGCGTCAGCGCTTGCTTTTGCTCTTGCTCTTAATACAGTAGTTGCAGTCATACCTTTGTTTAGGTGTGGTAATGCTTCATAGTTTGCTTCTAAATCTCTGAAGTGTTTGTATGCTCTTTCTCTATTTTGTTTTGTCATTTTAATCTTTATCCTATAGTATCAGAAATAATGTGGCAAGCGTTAGGGTCATGTAGGATTAATTCTCCTTCTTCTTTAACTCTAATCTTTACACCAATTAATGGTTCTACTATTTTTGCAGAAGATATTGGAGTGAATGATTTCCATGTTGCTACTCTATTTGGAACCCATTGATATACCCAATCAGTTGTGAAGATTTCATCAACTATAACACTGTTTCCTAATATCTCCATAACTACTCCACTTCTTAATTTCTCTGTTGAGAAGCTTGGAATACTTGCACCCTTAACATTAATTAAATATGAGATTAAATATTTGTGCTCTATTGAGTTCATAGCAATTATTGCTTTTCCAGCATCATAACCTTGCTGTCTTATTTTCATCTGCCCATTAAGAATATCTAATATTGGGTTTGCTGTTGCTACTTGGTCCCATCCATCTGTAGATGCTGTAGTCTGAACAGTTGTAGCTCCTGTCAAAGGTTGTGTTGGTGTAGCTGCCAAACAATTGAATAGTATTTCAAACATTCTTAATCCTACTTTCCTTTGAACACTTCTTACTAAATCTCTAATAGTTGTTGTTAATAAATCAACATCATTATCTTTTAAATCAGAATTAGATATCATAGGAGATTCTACAAAGAACTCTTTTACATAAGAAGTATGTCTAGTCCAAGATTGTTCTGCTACAAATGGCCTTCCTCCACTAGTATTAGAAATTAATGTTCCGGCTGTATCATCAGTTGTTGCAGTATCTATAAATCCACTTGTTTTTTGATACCATCGCATTTCCCTAGCACCTGTTTTAGAATTAGATACAAAACTTTTAATCACATTAGGCTCTAAATCTGCATATCCCTTTGCTAACTTATCAATGTCAATTCCTCTGATGTCTGCTTCGCCTGCTGTGTCTGCCATTATGCTACGTCTCCTCCAGTTCCTAATGCTAATTTGAATATGAATGTTTGTGCTGCTCCACTAGGTGCTTCTAATGCAATACCAAATACTGTTGCTCCATTAGTTCCTACAGCTGTTTGGATCCTATTAGCTGTTGCTCCTACTGATAAAGGTGCTCCAATTAATATTGCTGCTTCTGCAGTTCCTTTAAATATTCCTCCCATATAAACTTTGATTGTAACTTTACCATCATTTGCAATCTTTTCTTCTGCTGCTATTCCACATACAGGGTCTTTTGCTCCAGAATTAATAATAGCTGTCATAGATTCAGTAAGTTTAAGAATTGCACCTTTTGCTATACCTGCACCATCTGCACATTTAAAATTAACAGGTAATTCAGTTTCTACCATTAATGTGGTTTCGTCAGCCATGGGTATACCTGAGTATACTAACTATTTAAACTTTTTGGAATTATTTACGCTGTTCTAAAAGTATCTTATCCTTTGCAACTTTTAATAATTCTTTATTAATTATCAAATCGTTCTCAATCTTTCCGATTAAACTTTCAGTTTGAGTTTTAACATTAGTCCATAGAACCTCTAGAGGTGTTCCAATCTTTACACCTAAATCTTTTGGGGTTTTAGTTTCCAACATCTCCAGCAATGACTTTCTTAGCGTAATCTTCGTTTGATTCTTCTTGAGGTTTTTCGATATGTTCTCCCACACTAGTTTCTCCTCCTAATGCTCTCCTCGCCATAATCTCCTCGGCTCTATCATTTTCTTTTTTAAGAGCATCTCTTACTTGCTCCAGTTTTTCTCTTTCAGCGCTGGCTCTCTCAACAATATCAAGCCTTTTCGGCTTATCCCCTTCTCCAGAATCTCCTGTTGATGGTTTCTTTTCTTCTTGTTTTTCATCCATTGTTCTTATCCTCCTTTCAATATTTTTAACTGTGGCATTGCAAGGCCTGTTAATCCTGCAATCATTGCAAATATAATTGTTCTCATAGTTCCATTAATTCCATTGAACATAGCGCATACTTCCATAAGAGTTAGACAAATAATAGCTGTAATGATTACGTGTTTATCTTTCATGTTATTCAAATCTTGCGAGGTCGATTAAAAGCTCCTCTGGGCTTAAAGCTGCTTGTCCTGTTGCTGCGATATTCTCAATAGCTATAACCCTTCTTAAGATTGCTTCTCTTGCACTCCTTGCGTTTTGTTGGTCTAGAATATACTCTTTACTAACTCTATAACTAACATTGTTATTTCCTAATTCTTTTATTCTTGATTCTGCGGATTCTAACTCCTCGGACATCTGAGTTAATACTCCAATACTATCCGCAGGAGAATATCCATTTCTTACTGATGCTTCAATTCTCTCTCCGTCTTCGACAACTTTCTTAATTCCTTGTCTGAGAATATCCATCTCTCCCCCTTCAAAGTCAAAGACACCTCTTCCAAATGCCACAATTCCCAATCCTGCAACTGCGGTTTTTAATAAAGGAATTGAGCCACCCTTACCTGCAACTGCTCCCCCAATTGTTGAAGATGCTACAAACCTTGTAATTGTTGGAATAGTAAGGAAAGCGCCAACGGCAACATCAGCACCTAATATTCCAATTCCTAGAGCTTTACCAACTTTAGTTTGAGCGATTTGTTCAGTAGTAAGTTTCTTTGCTCCTATCAATTTACCAACAGAGCCTTGAGCTAAAGCATTTTGTAATTTTTCAACAGGTAAGAAAGTTCCTTTTGTTAATCCTACTTCTGCAAGGTCTCCCGCAGGTTTTCCAGTTAGAGGGTCAGGGGCAAGACTTGGAGGATTTGCAATATTTTGTTCAAGCTGTAACCTCAATGCTTCCGAACCTGTTTCTTCTCCGAATTGTGCCCGTCTTAATGTTTCTTGTCTTTGAGCTTCTTCTTCTCGAAATGTTCCAACACGAATCTCTTTAGTTTTTGGGTCTAGATATGGGTCGGGAATTCCTGCATTTCTTGCTCTAGATGTTGCAAGCTCCAATCTGTCAGGAGTGCTTAAAGCTTTCTGCCTTTTTTCTTTATTTTCTCTAAGAATTCTTTCCTGCATTGTTTCTTTTTCTTTTTTAGTTACCATTATTCACTCCTTGTTGTTTTTGCCTGAACTTCATTAGGTTGAATCCCTGTTTGTCCGGCGTTCTTTTCTTGGTTCTCGTTCATGTTCTCTTTTAAACTAACTGGTCTTTCAAACTTTAATTTAATTCCTAATTGATTCCATATATCACTTTCTAGCAATCTTTGCTCTGTCATGTAAACTTGTTCAAATGTTAAATATCCAATCTTAGCGCCTGCTTCTGTAAACTCAGCACTTCCGCCAAGGATAATTTTAGGAACTCCAACAGATTGATAAAAGAAATTCTCTAGATATCTAATCCAGTTTTCAGGATTTACTGGTGGAGGGATGTTTGGAATTCCGGCAGTACCTTTTGGGAGAATCATAACTTCTCCTTTATTTATTGCAGTGGCCCATCGAGTGGTCATAATTGCCAGTTTTGCATCATCTTCTTCATCAACTTCAATAATTCTAACTCCTGCTAGGTTTCGATGTAAGATTCTTCTCCAGTCTGCCATTGCTTCATTTCTTGCATCAATCACCCATTTACAAGCTTTGATAACTGAGGTTCCATGAATTTGATTTGCTGTTCTGTCGTTACTGAGATGAAAGACTTGTTCAGTTGTTAGGGGCCTAATAACCTTTTTATTCTTAGCATCCCATTCATCATATCTTATAATGATTCCCTGATTATTAACAACAA